CATCATCCACATTCTCGATCGTAAGTCTTTCATCCACTCATGATTCACACTGACAAGTATTATTCACAGCCCACTGTGTTCAAGTTGACTACCTGTCTCAGCGACAAATATATCCAACTTGACACGCATGGTAACATCTCTAAGATGCAATCCATCACTGGTAAGATCGGCAACACGTTCATGCGTGTTGTGTCATACGTATCCAATGATGCTGCTGTTTATCCCGAATGCGATTGAGTCCTACCCTTCACAAGTACGCTATCATGTGTAACTCTGACACCATTGTCGAGGATAACATTGACTTCTGGTATGACAGTCTTAACGATTGTTATACTAATGATATGCCGATCGATATGATCTGCACTTATGTTGACGCTATTAATGATGAGGATTCTGAATGATCTGGTCTGAAACTAACATCATCCTCGCTATCGTTGGTATGGTTGGGTTGTTTGCTACGGCTACAATCTACCAACGTGCTAACAAGATCACGTCCAAGTACTACGGACGTAAGTAGTACAATTTGTTCACAATCACATCACGGACTTCAACACCTATGGCACTACTTGGGCGCACAAGATATGATGACTATGAGGTCCTGTTAGAGGATCAAGCTGGCGACTTACATACCATGTACGTCGTAGCTCCCAATAAGGAACAGGCTGCATGGTCTGCTCTGGAGCTATCCACACAGCGTAATTGTACACTTAAAGATGTGAGAATGTGTGATGAGTGGTAAGTATTACCCAAACAACTGGGACGCTATTCAGGAAGCACCTGATGAAGTGTTTGAGCCATGTACATGGGAGGAATTCCATGACTGGAAGATATGTGCATGGGAGATCCCAGCTTCTGTGTCATGCATCATACGTGCGGAGAACACCAAGACTGGTAAAGTCAAGGAGCACACGTATCAACAATCCAGAGCAGCCCACAACAGGCTGATGAAGTACATGCAAGACGGTGATTATGAGGTCACTGTTTGCAACGCTGAATCCATCCATCTAGTTAAACGAGGCACCACCGATGAGTCTGATTACGATTGAAGAGTACAAGGAGTTCATTACTGAGCATCCTGAAATGGAGCAATGTTATGACTTCAGCCGTGAGGCACTTGATTATTGGTTTGAGAACACGATCGAGGAGAAGTGATTGACAACACCGGCACAGATTGACGAGCAAGTAAAGTTTGAACGTGAGGCAATCCGCAAAGGTCTTGAGAGACTACACAAGAACACCAAGGACTTAGAGGAGAAAACCTATGCATCTGCTACTGTTTATGGCTGCAGCAGTATTTCTAGCCTCCTGCCAATCGTTACCCAACGTATTGAGGACACAAACAAAAGAATCCGTGAAGGCTACATTGGAAGAGCCTTTAAAGAGATCCACCAATACCTTGAACCAATCGATGCCAGTGCAGCTGCCGCCATTGCGCTAAAGATTGTCTTTGATAAGGTCTTTGCCATCAAGGACGCAAACAAAATACAGGACATCACACAAGCCATTGGTGTAGCTGTAGAACAAGAAGCACAGATGCAGTTCTATGAAAGGAATTGTCCTGGCTTACTTGAGACTATCAAGAAGAACTATTGGCACAACACTACAGGTACACATCAGAAGTTTGTCATTGTACGGACACTGATTCAACGTTATGACGTACCTCAATGGCAGAGCTGGCATATCACCAACAAGATCAAGCTTGGTGGTTGGTTGTTAGACTGCATCATGGAGTCCAGTGGTTGGTTCATGATCGACATGGTGTCAGACGGACGTAAGAAGTCCAACTATGTTGTACCGACACCTGAGTTCATGGCTATCAAGGACGAGGTGATGGCTAATGCTGAGCTATTCAGCCCGATTGCCTACCCTATGCTGGTCCCGCCCAATGACTGGTCACATGACCGCAAGGGAGGCTACCTGCTGAACGAGGTAATGCGAGGCCACGACATGGTTCGACGCGGTGTCGGATTAATACAGGGAGAGACACCCTACCAATTCCTGAACAAGATTCAGAAGGTTGGATACCGACTCAACCCGTTCACAATCACGGTTGCTAAGACCCTGATGGAGCGTGGTTATCAGGTTGGTAAGTTTGTCCCTATTGTGGAGGTTCCGCTTCCACCTAAACCTGTAGATATTGCGACCAACAAAGAGAGTCGTAAAGACTACAGGAGAAGAGCTGCAGAAGTAATGAATCTTAATGCAGCATCATTTAAGAAGTCATGTAGAACACGCATGACAATGGAAGCTGTGAAGTTGTTTGAGAATAGGAAGGAGTTCTTTATTCCGTGGTCATTTGACTATCGTGGAAGAGCTTATCCTATTCCTTCATTTCTGACTCCTCAAGATACTGACTTCGGCAAGTCATTGTTGAAGTTTAGTGAGGAAGCTTTCATGGATCCATATGCTGAAGACTGGTTAGCATTTCAAGTTGCTACTACTTATGGTCTTGATAAAGCACCTATGCATGAACGTATGTCATGGGTAGCTGAGAACGATGAGGTGATTTCTGCTGTCGCTCAAGATCCTATTGGTAATCTTCCTCTTTGGGAAGCAGCTGACGAACCCTGGCAGTTCCTAGCAGCATGTGATGAATACTATCATTGTGTCATTAAATGTGATCGAAATTACACTTCTCTGCCAGTTGCAACTGATGCCACCTGCAGTGGTCTACAGATACTCGCCGGATTATGCCGAGACGCAAGAACTGCAAGTCTTGTCAATGTCCTGCCAGGAGAAAGACCTGCAGACGCCTATGCAGTCGTCGCCGAGCATTCTAAACCAAACGTCCCTGAGTCTGTAAGAGACTACATGGACAGGAAGACCGTCAAGCGTGTTGTCATGACGGTCCCATACAATGCCAAGCCTCATAGCAATCGCGGATATATTCGTGAAGCTTTGAAGGAGAAAGGTATTGAAGTTGAGAAGGATGATCTAACTGCTACTGTCAAAGCAGTACGTGATGCTATGGATAAGGTTGTACCTGGTCCTATGGCTGCTATGAAATGGATTGAGGTTGAAGTAGCTAAAGCTATCAAGCGTGGTGCTACTGAACTTGAATGGGTTACACCATCAGGTTTTGTGGTCACTCAGAAGCTGAACAAGAAGCTGACTGAAACTGTCAAGCTACAGTTATTGGGTCGTGTTGAGATCAGGATTGCTACTGAAGATAGCGATAAGGTTGATCTTGCACATCACAAGAACGCAACAGCGCCAAACCTGATCCACTCATTGGATGCAAGCCTTTTACACCTTTCTGCATTACGCTTCGACGCTCCGATTTCACTCATACACGATTCGGTGTTATGTCGTGCTACTGACATGTCTGCTTTATCATCCATCGTTCGTGAAACTTACATGCACCTCTTCGCTGAGAACTCCTACTTGGAGTCATGGGCAGAACAGATAGGTGCTGAAACTGAACCGCCGATCATTGGAGACCTCTGCCCGGAATCCGTGATTGAATCCACCTACTTTTTCTGCTGATGCCCCGTAACATTATCAAAACTGAACAGCCTGTTGTCCTTGAAGGTTATCAAGCTGTAATGAAACCGAGCAAGTTTGGTTATTCGCTTGCTACGACTATTGACCAAGCTATGGTCGATAAACTTGAAGATGACCGTACTGACACTCTGAAATGGGCTGAGTCTAAACTCAAGAACCCTAAGCGTAGTGTCTTGAAGCCTGAACCCTGGGAGGAAGTTGCTGATGGTCAATACAAAATCAAGTTCTCCTGGAATGAGACCAACAAGCCACCTATTGTTGACACTGAAGGAACTCCAGTTACAGACGATTCAACACCTGTATATTCTGGATCAAAGGTCAAGGTCGCGTTCTATCAGAAGCCATACATTCTTAAGGATGGTGTTACTTATGGTACTTCGCTTAAACTTGTTGGTGTGCAGATTGTGTCTCTCAGCAGTGAAGCAGGAGTTGACACAGGAGACATGAACGCTGAGGATGTTGCTGCACTGTTTGGTAGCACCCAAGGCTTCAAAGCTGGTGATCCTAATGTGACTCCAGCAGTAGATACTGATGAAGAAGAGGTTGACTTCTGATGACCACTGTCACCGAAGAACGCGGACGTCTCAACCTCTACGCTAAAGAACCACCTATGCAAATCATGGAAGTAACTGAAACCCACAACGAAAAAGCTGAGAAGATGAATGGTCGCTTTGCCATGATTGGCATCATGTGTGCCTTCATCAGCTATGCCTTTACTGGTCAGATTATCCCTGGTATCTGGTAATGGCATTCCGATCAGGACTTGAAGAAAAAGTCGCTGATCTTATGGTTGAGTTAGGAGTGGATTATGAGTATGAGTCCACTAAGGTCCCTTATGTCATTCAGCATAACTACACTCCTGATTTCCTCCTGCCAAATGGTATTTATTTAGAGTGTAAAGGTTACTGGGACCCGGATGATCGGCGTAAGATCAAGGCGGTTAAAGAACAAAACCCTGACCTTGATATTCGTATGGTCTTCCAGGCACCATTTAATAAGATCAGTAAGAAATCTAAAACTACATACGCACAATGGTGCGATAAGCATAGTATTTTGTGGACGAGTTTTGCTAACATCCCAATCGACTGGCTCGTCTGATTCTGAATTCGTGAGACACGATCCTTGTCCGGCTTGTGGCTCATCAGACGGACTCGCCGTTTATACTGACAACCATACTTTTTGCTTTGTATGTCATACCTGGACAGCAGGTGACAACGACGTTGTTCACAATCACACAATGACCACCACCTACAAAGGTCAGGCACAACGACTAGCTAAACGTAACATCTCTGAGAAAACCTGTGAAAGGTTCAAGATCTACAGAGATGGTGACGTACTACGTTTTCATTATCACAACTCTGATGGCAAGGTTATCGGCGCGAAGGTTCGCACAGCTAACAAAATCTTCAGCTACGAAGGGGACACAGAAGGAACTTTCTTTGGTCAACACCTCTGGAAAGGTAGTGGTAAGCGAATTATCATTACTGAAGGAGAGCTTGATGCAGCAAGTTACGCTGAGTTCAATCCAACGTGGGATGTTGTATCACTGCCCACAGGAGCAGCCGGTGCAAAGAAGTCAGTCCAAAAGAACTTCCAATTCCTTCAAGGGTACGAGGAAATCGTCCTTTGGTTTGACAACGATGAGCCTGGTCAAGAGGCTGCTAAAGCGGCTGCCGGGGTATTGCCACCTGGCAAGGTTTCGATCGCCCGTCTAGCGTCTTACAAGGACCTCTCAGACGCCTTACAGGCTAACGATAGGCAAGCTGTTGATGATGCATTCTTCAAACGGACTGAATACAGACCGGATGGTATCATTGATGGCAAATCTCTACTGACAGAGATCACAACACCAAACCCACCTAATGATCATGACTACCCATTTCAGGGATTGCAAAACATCCTGCACGGGATACGGTATGGAGAGCTTGTCACTATCACTGCAGGATCTGGTATCGGCAAGTCCAGCTTCTGTCGGGAACTTGCAGCTTCTCTTCTACAAACAGGAGAACGGGTCGGTTACCTGGCACTTGAAGAATCAAACCGCCGTACTGCTCTAGGACTTATGTCCTCTCATGTAGGCAAGTCCTTACATCTTGGTGAACACAGTCATGAAGAGCTTGTTGAAGCGTTCGACGCTACGATGGCTAATTGGAATCTTTACCTGTTTGATGGTTTTGGCTCCTATGACCCTGACGTTATCTATAATCGGATTGAGTACCTGGCTTCAGGTCTCGACTGCCGTATCATCTTTCTGGACCACCTATCGATCCTCCTCAGTGGATTAGATGGTGATGAACGTAGGATGATTGATACAACCATGACACGACTCAGGTCTTTGGTTGAACGAACTGGCATTGCCTTGTTCCTTGTATCACATTTACGCCGTACAACAGGAGACAAAAACCATGAGGAAGGAGCACGAGTCACCCTTGGACAATTGCGCGGCTCTGCTGCAATCGCTCAACTTAGCGACGCAGTCATCGGACTGGAACGCGATCAACAATCCGACCAAGCTGGAGGTGCTACGACTGTTAGAGTCCTTAAAAATCGTTATTCAGGCGAAACTGGAGTAGCCTGTACACTTGCCTACGATCTTGACACCTGTAAATTTGAAGAGCATGAACCTGAAGAAGAATTCGACCCAAGCACAGACTTCTGAACTAAAGCGTCCTAATCCTCCTACTGAGGATATGGTACGTCGAGCACAATTCGTAGACAAGACGTACGTGTGGAAACAGAAGTGAGTCTAATCTTTGATTTAGAAACCAACGGATTACTGAGAGATGTTTCTACCATCCACTGCCTTGCTATTCACGACCTCAGTACAAAGAAGACTATCACGTATAACGACACGGGTAACCAAGAACCTGTCGTACGTGGGATACAACGACTTCAAGATGCTGATACCGTCATTGGTCACAACATCATTGGTTATGACCTGCCTGTTATTCGCAAGCTATTCGGCTGGTTTAAGTCTCCTACTTGTGTTATTGACACTCTGCTGTTATCTCGTCTATATCACCCTGACATGATCAAGGTTGATAAGAAGCGCAACTGGAAACACATGCCGTTGAAGCTATATGGCAGACACTCATTGGAATCCTATGGCTACAGATTAGGTGAGTACAAAAGTGAGTTTGGGAAAACCACTGATTGGAAAGAGTGGTCACAAGAGATGGAGGACTACTGCGCAACCGATGTAAAAGTAACGACTAAATTATGGCAACACTTCGAGAAATTACTTGCGAAACCTGCGGAGTAGGGTTCCAACCTAGTAGAAAAGATCACGTATTTTGCTCTGTTAATTGTAGAGTTACAGCATACCAGCGGAGGAAGAGAAAGGCTCTTGCAGATATCAAGCTCAATGCAGGATGCTGTGTATGTGGTTACAACAAATGCCACGCTGCTCTTCAGTTTGATCATATCAATCCTTTAGAAAAGTCATTCAACATTGGAGAAAATACTGGCTCTAAACCTCTCGATGTTCTGATTGCAGAGACAGAGAAGTGCAGAGTCATTTGCGCTAATTGTCACGCTGAACACACCTTTGAAAACAAACACCACTTTATTACCCGAGTGGGTACAACTTGAACATGACGTTGCACGAATCCTCACAGAACAGGAACAGCATGGATGGCAATTTGACGAGGTTGCTGCATGGGCGCTTACATCGACTCTCAGAGAAGAACTTCGAACTACTGAAGAGTTACTACGAAGGAAACACCCTTACGTCGCAGGAACAGTCTTCACTCCGAAACGAAATAATGGCCCACAGGGATATGTCGCCAATGCGCCATTTACAAGACTGAAAGAACTCAATCCTACATCACGAGACCACATCTCATGGATATTGCGAACATACTATGGCTGGAAGCCAACCCAGATGACAACTACTGGGAAGCCAATCGTAGACGAAGTTATACTGACAGACATTGGATCTCCGATTGCTATGGAGTTTCTGAAATGTTTGACGGTAACGAAAATGCTTGGTCAGATCTCGGAAGGCACGAACGCTTGGCTCAAGTTATGTACGACTAATGGGAGAATACATCATCATTGTTCCGTTGCTACTAATACCCACCGCTGTGCTCATCGGAATCCAAATCTCGCACAAGTAAATTCAGATGAAAGATTTAGACGACTCTTTATTCCGAGCAAAGGTCTCACTATGGTCGGGGCTGACCTGTCTGGTATTGAGCTGCGTATGCTTGCTCATTATCTTGCACGGTACGACGGAGGAAGATACGCCAAGCTATTACTTGAGGATGACATCCACCAAGTCAACGCAGACAAAATAGGCATCACACGAAAACAGGTCAAGACTGTCACGTATGCCTTTCTGTATGGTGCAGGTGACGAGAAGATAGGACATAGCTATGACGCACAACTATCTACAACAGCAGCCAAACGTAAGGGAAAGGAGATCCGTGCAGCATATGTGGATGCAGTTGAAGGACTGGGTACACTGCTTGAGGCTATTAAGAAAGCTGCGGAGAAAGGATCCATCAAGTCTATCGATGGAAGAAAAATTGCTGTTGATTCACCTCACAAGGCACTGAATTACTTGCTCCAGTCAGGAGCTGGTGTCATTGCTAAGCGATGGATGGTGATCAACCAAGACCAAATAAAGGAACTACAGCTCTGTTGCAGTCAACTGGCGTTCGTTCATGATGAACTGCAATTTGAAGTAGATCCAAAACATGCAAACGACTTACGTTCATCCCTGGTACTTGCAGCTACAAGAGCTGGAGAGTACTACAACATGCGAATCAGAATCGACGCTGAAGCTGTCGAAGGAAACAACTGGAGCACCACCCACTAATGCTTTATTCAAAAAAGAAAAAAGAAATCAAGTCCACTAAGAAGTCCACTCGCCAAGGTCAAGGACGCCTGTCTAAACCAAAAGGTGATCGTAAGATGAGTAGGGGTCAAGGTAAATGACCAAACTACTGATCGACGCTGATTATATCGTTTACAAGAACTGCGCTTCTGCTGAGTATGATATTGATTGGGGCGATGATGTGATCATGGTCGGATCCAGATTCTCTGAAGCATATAATGGCGTTGTCAGGGATCTTGACCGTATTAAATCTGAGTTCTTTGATCCTGATATCATTCTGTTCTTCAGTGACGCTATTAACTTTAGGAAGCGTGTTGATCCCGACTATAAAGGTCACAGGAACCGTAAGAAGCCCTGTGGATACCGCCGAGTAATCCACAAACTACATGAGGAATACGAGGTAATCCGTATGCCTGAATTAGAAGCTGATGATGCCCTTGGTATTTATGCAACATCGAATGATGACTGCATTATCGTCAGCCCTGATAAGGACATGAAACAGATACCTGGTGACCTCTATAACATGGATGAGATGTTCACAATCACGCCTTCTGAAGGCTGGGAGTGGTTTCTTGTCCAGACACTAGCAGGCGACTCTACAGACGGCTATTCTGGTGCACCTGGCTTCGGTATAAAAACTAGCCAAAAATTTTTTGCCGAAAATGGATATACTTGGGATAGTGTTGTCAAAGCGTTTGAGCAAAAGAATCTCACAGAAGAAGATGCATTGCGAAACGCAAGACTTGCAAAAATCCTTACTTCTGAAGATTATGACGGACAACCAATCCTTTTCACTCCCACCTATGCCAGTGACAAGTCTGACTGTGGAGCAGGAGTTCAAGATGAGGAGGATGCAGGATCTACTGGAGAAATGTCCTAGAGAGGAGATGATTCCATTGTTCATGCAACTCCAAAAAACTAATTTTATTCTTACCAATAACGTAGGTGCCCTTTTAAAGGCATGGAAATGACTAAACCACCAACCACTTGGCAAGTAATGAATGACCTTAATGAGGCATTCAATCAAATTGGAACCTTTGACTTCTTGCTTGATCAGCTTCAACGTCAAGTTGACGCGCAGGATCAACAAGGTATTGTTGACACATCTCATGCCTTGCTTGCATTCCTTCCTCCATACATCCAGAACTTTGATGAAAAATTTAAGGTTGCATGGGAACAAACGGTAGAACCTGAGCTAGTAAACGTTGACTGGGAAGGTGAAAAATGACTCACCCACTGACTGACGAGATCTGCGACATGATTCAGGACTCCATTCATCCTTGTGACCCTGCAAACATGCGTGCTGCCGCTGATTGGCAGTTGGAAAAGATCATGGCGTGGTCTTACAAGCATCTCTATCCCGACCAGATCAATGCTTTGGTATCAGAGATGAGACCTACAGCAGACAGTTATCCATGGCTGGACACTACCTATGATGGGTTCAATGAAGAACAAGCGTTGAAAGCACTGGACAAACTACATAAAGAAAATGGAAAAGGTATGGAGGAGTTATCAAATAAATGACTAGCATTCGCCATTCGGAAACACCGAATGAATATAAAACTTATTTATTAAAATGAATACTTGCTCCAAATGTAAAGTAGGTGAGAGATACAGTACAGGACCATATTGTAGACCTTGTACCAAGGTATATAATAGAGAGCGGCTTCAAAAAAAACGTGACTTTGTTAATGAATATAAGTTAGAAAAAGGTTGTGCTCAGTGTGGGTACAACGCTCATCCTGTAGCACTCGAACTGAATCACATTGACCCTACAACTAAATTATATTCTATTGGGCGACAGCTAATTAGCATCTCAATGGAAAATCTTGTGCTAGAACTTGCCAAGTGCGAAGTTCTCTGTGCTAACTGCCACCAAATCCACACCTATGAAAACGGACACCACCTCTCCTAGTTATTACACCCGTGGTTCTATTGAAATTTGGGATTTCATCCGAGACCAAGACCTGAACTACCACCTTGGTAATGCTATTAAGTATATTTGCAGAGCCGGTTACAAAAGTCCTACGACGAAAGCGGAGGACCTTAAAAAAGCTATCCACTATCTTGAAAATGAACTCACCCACACAACATTGCAAGAACGAGTCTCTATCGGATCAAGCGATTCATTTCCGAACAGCATATGGGATCCAGAACAGTTTGGAGAACCGGACTATGCAACGGGCTTTGATCGATGAAGAGTTCAAAGAGTTCTTGTATGCCTGTGATAATGAAGGGTACGAACAAGAGCTAAAAGAGTTAGCAGACCTTGTTTATGTGGCGTTTCAATACGCTGAAAATATGGAATGGGATCTAGAAGAAGCATTGGATCGTGTCCATAAATCTAATATGTCTAAGCTTGGATTGGATGGTAAACCTATCCGCCGTGCTGATGGCAAGGTCCTGAAGGGACCACATTATCAACCACCTATTTTGAACGATCTTGTCAATGTCTGAATTTATTTCTCGCACCGGACGTGTGCAATCTTGGATCGATGATCCTGAAGGTCGGCTGCCTGTAAGCTGTACCGTCTTTGTTGTTGATGACACAATGGAAGGTCCCAATGGAATCGAAGCATCATGGCGTTTCGTCTCTCATGCACTCCGCAATGGCGCTGGATGCGCGGTGCACCTTAGTGAACTACGACCGCGAGGAAGCGATAATGGTCATGGACTTGTTGCTTCAGGTCCAGTATCGTTTGGGCGAATTTATAGTAGCCTCAACGAAACACTCCGACGAGGTGGAAAGTACAAGAACGGAGCTGTCGTCCTTCACTTAGATGCTAATCATGCAGACATCGATGAGTTCATCACAACACCACGTGAGATCTTGCCATGGGTAAAGCGTTGTGTTAATCTCACCGATGAGTGGTGGGAGAACATGGATATCATCACTCGTCAAAAACTACTCAAAGGAATTAAAGCCGGTGATATCTGGCTGAACAAAGTTAAGTATGAAGGAACCCAACGTATTCGAGGTAACGTCTGCCTCGAAGTGTACCTGCCCAGCCGAGGAACGTGTCTCTTACAGCATATTAATCTTGGAGCCACAAACTACGAAGACATCCCAAGTGCTTACCGTCAAGGGATGTCGCAACTTTGCGATCTCCATGGCCGAACAGGTGTTGGAGAGACTGGAGAATACCTCGATCCATCCGTTGATCGACAAGTTGGACTTGGAGTGTTGGGTCTCGCAAACCTCCTGCGCCGGTACAATGTCTCTTATGAACAATTTGGACGAGCACTTCAGCAGTACAATTCAGGAGTTTCTAAAGCAACAGTCGCATACGAACTCGTAGCACGTATCGCTCAGGGCATCAAGGAAGCCTCTGAAGTTGCACGTGTGAACAATATGGTTCGAGCGTTTGCTATCGCTCCCACAGCGTCTTGTAGCTACCGCTCAAAGGACGTTGATGGATTCACCTGTACTCCAGAAATTGCTCCACCTATTGCACGGACTGTTGACCGTGACTCTGGCACCTTTGGTGTCCAAACATATGATTATGGCGAAGTAGAAATCGCATCCGAAGTTGGATGGGATAACTACAAAGCTGTAGCTGATGGTATGATGGAATTGTACCAACGCAGCGGACTTCTTCATGGTTACTCATACAACTGGTGGTCTGATTTGGCTATCATGGATGAGGACTTTATTGAAGAGTGGCTTAGGTCTCCGCAAACTTCTCTTTATTACAGTCTCCAAGTAATGGGCGACGTGCAAGATAAGTCAAATGCCTACGCCGCACTGGATGAGGAAGACGTAAATGACTATCTTGCAAGCCTATTTGAGGAGACAGAAATTGAACCTCAATGTGATTGTCAAGAATGAACCCTTACGAAAAACTGATGGCGCGGAAGCGCAAATGGACACCGGTCAAACCTGTTGCCGGTATTTGCAAAGAAGGTGCGGAGGAAACGATCCACCGTGCACTTGCATTGCGACACATGGAACTGCCTGTGGGAGATTTTATTAATGATGCCCTTGCCACTGAAGTACCTGAGGTCTCCCGAGACCTACTCGTCAGTAATGTACGGGATGAAGAGAACCACGACTTGGCACTTGGTTACATCGCCGATGCTTACGGCGTTGATGAAAAGTCTGAGGCGGAAGCAATGGCACTCCGCAAAGCGTGGGTGTCGCATCCAGATCACACGGTACTCAAAGCAATGGTTGCCGAACGTGCGATTTTCTTTGTTCTACTCCCGTTCTTTCGATTTAATGGTGACGCTGCAATGCGTACGACCAGCGCAGACATAAGCAGAGATGAACAAATTCACGTTGCTACCAATAGCCTTGTTTGTCGGGAGCTGGGGCTTGATATCTCTCCTAGTCTTGATAAACTCCGCAAGGCAACTATCAACTGGGTGATGCAACCTCTTAAAGTTGGTGCATCCGATAAATATTTGGACAAAAAATTTTGGCTGGATTCCAGCGACCGGTTGATGTACGAAGGCAAGGCTCCCGAACTTTCTGCTACTAAGTCTGCTCGGATGCCAGCGTTCTTTGAACATAGTAATGTCAACCTACCTCAGTACGCTTGAGACATTGGGCATGGAACACCGTGCCCTTGTCAATGAGCTAGAAGAAAACTTCCCACCCATTACTCCTTCACCGGAGGATACAATCGAAAAGATTATGTACCGCTCCGGTCAACGTTCTGTTGTGGAGTGGTTGTTAAACCGCTTAGAAAACAACCATGGGTAAAAAACGTAAACAAGCGATCAAACAGATCAATAAAGACAAAGGCGAGCTTAAGGCTGGTGATCTCCTTAGGATTTCAAGAAAAACTGGTCTAAAGCTGGGCCAACTTGCTGATATAGCAAGTAGAAAAACAGATAAAACTGTAGAAAAATCTACTATTAAGTCAGCCAGAAAAAAACGTAAAGTATCTGAAGCAAAAAAAGAAGCTGCCCGTGCTGCTGCTAAGGTCAAGGACATTCCTAGTGGCATTGACGGTAGGAGCAAACCATTTGTAAAATATAAACCTCAACCAGAAGCACTTGAAGAAGCAGCTGAAGCTCAATTCAAGGTAAAAAAAGCCAAAGGATTAAGCAAGCCTAAAACTCTAAAAGGCACAGGCAAGATTCTTGAAAAGTTTAAAAAAGGTAGAGCCGCTAGAAAAGCCTCTATTAAAGGCATGGAGAAAGAGGTCAAGCGACCTGATTATGCTGAATATGAATCCAGAGTAAAGGACATCCAAGAAGGAAAAGGTGATGCAGCATCCTATGCTTACTCAGGTAAATTCCAAGACCTTGGTAAAAAATTAGGTGTTGGATATAGCCCAGGAGAAAGGCAAGCACGTACAGCATCCCGGTTTGAAAAACTAACATCCGGGCTTAAGTCTACCTACGAAACGCCTGCTCAATCTCGGGAGCGTCGTCGTGGACTGGGCAAGAAAGCTATGGAAGCAATGAGGATT